ACTAATGGCGGCTTGCTCGTTCTCTTCACGTACCTTTGCTTCACGTGCTTTAGTCTCCGCTTCGATTGCATGGCGTTCTTCGGCTACTCTAACCTCAAACTTTGCCATGTTCCAAGATTTACGGAGTGCATCGGCAAATGTCGGGTACTTTACATGAGCGTTTTTATAAAGGTTGTGCGCTCTCTTCATTATCTTGCTTAAATCGTAACGTGCCATATATTTATATCGTTTTGCATTATTATTGCGATGCAAATATATCGTATTAAAATATAATACCAAAATAAATAGCACAAAAATATCATGTATAAGAATATATTTAACCTTTGTTTATACTTTTGTTCGATATAATGTAGTATGTTTGTACTATAATCTAAAACGATATAATATGGAACTAAGAATTAAAGATGTATTAAAGGAAAAAAAAGTGACCGTTGTATCACTTGCAGGAATGATAGGGATAACCCAGCCAAATATGAGTAATATTGTTAATGGTAAATCTACACCTTCTCTCGAAACACTGGAAAGGATTGCCAATGCTTTAGAGGTTGACATTACAGAACTGTTTGTACCTTCTTCTTCCGGTGGTATTATTGGAGTAATCCGCATAAGAGATATCAATTACAATATAAATAGTGTGCCGGACTTGTCCCGGTTGCTGGATAGAATAGAAAGCGGAGAAATTGTTTTATAATATCAAAGTAGAATAGTCATGAATGAAGATTTAAAACTGTTGTTAGATAAAGCCGATACACTCAAAGGAGAGTTATCCGCTTTACGTCCATTACCGGAAGATGCGCTGCAAAAGATACAGGATGCCCTGGATATAGAATATACTTACGAAAGTAACCGGATCGAAGGCAATACCCTTACATTACAGGAAACTGCCCTAGTAGTAAATGAAGGAGTTACCATATCCGGCAAATCTATGCGTGAACATCTGGAGGCTATCAATCATAGCGAGGCTATTGATTATATCAAAGATATAGCGAAGAAGGATATAGAGATAAGCGAACGTACTATCAAAGAAATACACGCTCTTATCTTGCATGGAATAGACCGTGAAAATGCCGGGAAATATCGTACCGTTCCCGTTATGATTTCCGGTAGTACCCACATGCCGCCACAACCTTATTTAATACAGAAGCAAATGGAGGATTTTGTGATAAAGTACCAGCAGATGGAGGAAGAAAAAGTACATCCGGTACTTATAGCCGCATATCTTCACGACGAACTTGTACGTATTCATCCGTTTATTGATGGAAACGGGCGAACGTCACGTTTATTGATGAATCTTTATCTTTTACGGAATGGGTATACATTGGTTACTTTAAAAGGTAGCAATGAGGATAAAATAAGTTATTATAAAGCACTGGAAGAATCTCATACAGAGAATAAGCCGGAAGCCTTTCAAAAACTTGTTGTTGAGGCCGAAATAGCCTCTTTACAAAGATATTTGTCTATAATGCAATAGGGTATGAATACAAATGAAATAGATAAATTGAGCTTTGCAAAAGCTCATGCCTTGTTTGAAACTGGAGATATAGATCGTATTGAGGTGGGAACCGTAAAAGGATTGTGTGACATACACCGTTATTTGTTCGATGGGTTGTACAGGTTTGCTGGACAGGTGCGTACGTTGAATATAGTAAAGGGAAACTTTCGTTTTGCTAATTGTATGTATCTTGATGTGATGCTCCCAGTAATAGAAAAGATGCCGGAAACGAAATTTGAGGAAATCATTGCTAAATATGTGGAAATGAATATTGCCCACCCGTTTATGGAAGGCAACGGTCGTACTATGCGCATTTGGCTCGATATGATACTTAAAAAACGTCTTGGCATGGTGATTGATTGGCAGAATGTGGATAAGGTTCTCTATTTGCAAGCTATGGAAAGAAGCCCGATTAACGACCTGGAACTGCGAACTTTGTTACATCAAGGATTAACCAACCAGGTAGATGATCGAGAAGTTATATTTAAAGGTATTACGCAATCTTATTATTATGAGGGTTACGAACCAGAATAATGAAGAGGTTAGTAATCCATTTTGTTCTTTATTGTGGAAAGGACGTCAATGTAAAAGCAAATCAAATATGAATAAGAATATCAATCTTAAGTATTCAGTCAAAGGATTTTCAGATGCAAAAGCAACTGAATATTTGGAAGAACTAAGAAATAGGATTGTAGTCAATGATTATACAAGACCCCTCATATTTATCAAATATGGTAAACTGAATGTATTAAATGGACTCAAATCTATAATATCAGAAATATGTGATTGTCTGATAATTGGTAATGCACAAGCTGCTATAACTCTAACAAATCACCTATTTGAGAATAGTTTGAAACAAACATTGATAACATGGGATTCACAGGGTAGACGATTTAATGATTCTGAGAGGATAGATGAAACATTCAAACAAGAAGTTGAGGACTATGATAATAGGGATATTGAACCTAATATTAAGAAGTGTAAAAGTAAAGGTTTGATAACCAAAGATGAAGCTGAAAGATTGATAAAGCTAAAAAATATATACCGAAATACCTTTTCTCATGCTTCTTATTCAAAACTATTTAAAGAATCTTCTACTGTTATATACTCTGGTAGCTTGAATGAACCAACAAAAATAAAAGAAGAAATTGTAGATGTCTCCAAAGTTCCATTTTTATATTTATTGGCTCAAGAGCAATTTGCAAAGAAAAATGCTTTGATTTATTTTCTGGAAGTATATGAGTTCATAGATAAAATGGATAAAAAATTATTGGATTTATATCCAGAAGTGAAAGAACTTGTTTTGCAACGGGAAAATCAGCTTTGATTCCCGACAAAATAGTTGTAAATATGTATTAAACATACCCCGTTCCTTGATTGGTTCGGGGCTTTTGTTTATACTTAACCATTAAAACTATAATTTATATTCTTCATTCAAACGCTTTATAGCCTTTTTTATTGTTGAGGCTGATAACTTATACTTGTTTGAAAGAAAGTCCCGAATTTCGGCTTCTTTTCGTCCTTCTGCAAGCATATCTCTATACTCATAGAACATATCAAGATACATTATATCATCTGCGCTCACTCCGTTTCTGTTCATTGTAGCGAGTAGAAAGCGGCTTGATGCTAAAACCTCATATACTTTCATCTGCTTTGGGAATATAAGGTAAGAAATCAAAGCCTTTAAACTCTTTACTGTTGATGGTATGAGTTACCTTTTGTTTATCAGAAAGACCTATAATTCGGGAAACTATATTGGGATTAAACGCACCAACAATAGCACCTTCTAATTGTTGTGTCCTGATGACATTCTCTATGCGTGTAATGACTACGGAAAAATCTTCATGACTACCTTTTTTAAAATCGTTCCAAAAGGACTTACTAACATCTAAATAAGCCATTAACCCGGTCAGAGAGTAAGGACGTTGTGTAGGGCTTTCTTCTTTTTCCTTTATTTCTCCTTTCGTTTTATTCTTGATTGCTTTCCATGGAGTCCTGTCACAATAGGCAAAATACTCACAGGCTGCTTCCCACAACTGTTCAGGAGAAGCAAAACGCTTGCTTCTCCCATGCTTGTTTCTCAACTTCCAAAATTGGTTTCCTTTAGGTGCAGACATAACTAATGTTCTTTTAATTGTTTGATTAAATCCGCTTCTTCCTGATTCTTGACTACAACGGTCAATCCGGTAGAAACTTCTCCGGAATGCTCGGTGTTCTGTTTGTTCTTCCATCTGTCAGGAGCAAGGTTTGTGAGAAGGAATATTCCGGCTCCCACATTAGGTTCAACACGGACATTTTTTCTTACTTCCTTTTTCAACTTCTTTTTCTTGCCTTCCATGTAGTATTCAGAAGAAACCTGTTCGTATTCATACCCGATGGCAGACCTTGCGAGGGAGGAAACGACATTGCGTTCCAACCCGTTTTTGAAATCTTCTTTCGCCTTTTTTATAGCATTCCCGAAAGTTTCATTTTCCATCCATCGGTAATAGGTACTCTTTCCGATTCCCATTACATTACAGAAGTCAATAAGCTTTGCACCGCCATAATCTATAAGTCCGTTTTCACATACCCAGTCAACGCACTTTTGAATTGTTTCTTCATTAAATTTTGCCATATCTTCAGTAGTCTTTTATATTTAATCATTAAATTACAAATCTCCCAGATGATCCAGAGCTTCGTCCGGTATTTCCATATTTATAGCCTCCTCCATAGAGATAGAATGTCCCAAATACTCTTCTAAAAGCATTTTTCTAGTTTGATTGGCCTGTTCGGTAATACTCCGAATCTTTTCTTCTACATTTTCTTCCATGTCATTACAATTTTAAAAGTTTACACTCGCATATATCGTTCTCTTTGGTCTTTATCTCTATGATAGCCAGATAACAACCATATTGAGCCAAATAAACCGGTATATCCATCTCTAAGTCCCGTAACTCGATACTGTTAAGACGGATATACTCGGTCACTATCTTTGCATTATTGATTAGTCCTTTGTACGTCTGATAGTTATTTGCAATTAAGGTAGTCCATTCTAGTCCCTTGAATATTCCCTTTGTGCCATCAAGAAGTAATATTCGGGGATTGGCTTTATTATACTGTAGTTCTCCGTTATCGTTGTAGGAATACAAAGGAATATAAGCAACGCCTCCTTTTGTACTGCAGGCGGAGAAAGGCAAAGTAATGGCATCACGTTCGTACTCAATCGTGGCATCATCAACCTGGATATTTCCGTCATAGTTTCCCATGACATTATCATCTTCTTTATACCGGAACCAGTTGTTTTGAGCAATGTTATCAAGGGTGTACTGTAAGTTTCTTGGCGTTACGCTATTATAAGCCATTATCACACGATTCGTCCAGTCTACAGCTTTAGATTTGTTTGCAGACAGATTATCGAAGGGAATAAACTTGATCCCGTTTTCGCCATCCGGTAAAGCAAACAGACCGACCATTGAGGCAACGGCTTTAATGAAGTCTATTTGCTTGATGTCCGGAAGATTGGGAACTAAGGGGAATTTTTCGCCAAAAGATATTTCACCTCTAGCAGATAATGTAAGATTCAAATTTGTATTGGATCCTGCATCTGACGCCGAACTAAAATATCCTCTTCCACTCAATAATCCTAAAGATATAGTTTGTTCTGCACTGATATTAAAAGTACAATCAATATTAAACCCGACCGTCCATAAATTATTATTGACTTGGTATGATATAGGACGAAACGTCGCTATACTAGTTCTGTCTATCCATAATTCTACTGTCAAATAATCTATGCTAATGGTAGTAGACCTGAATACGGTCATAACCGTTCCTTTTATATGAGATTTATCCGAATCATAAGATATTCTATATGCTTTTACGGTTGAATTTTGTTGCTGATAATCTACAGTTTCTCCATATTTCCTTTGAGTATCATCACCGTTAAAGTTAATATTAAGCCCAAAATAATTCACTACTCTGTTATCACGTCCAATGCCGGTCCCAACTAAATTGATAGGATATTTGCTATATAATTCTTCACTATCATTCCTTGTCAAAAGAGGAATAATCATTTTGTTTATAACAGTAAGCTTGTCAGACGGAAAATTAAATGTCACTCCGCTTTGCTCCTGAATCTTGTCTAAAATCCATTTCACAGTCACTACAGGATGATACCACACGTTCGGATCATCAGAGTTAAACCCGTAGTCAATAAGTGGAAATTGTGCTGAATTGCTTCCCTTATTACTCCACACAACCCAGTCCACGCCTTCCACTGTCCCGTGCGTAATATCCGTTAGCTTCTTACCATCGTTTACCACGCCAGCAAAGTTTGTGACGTTTCCCCATGTAAGAGCAACCTCTATTGTCTCGCCAGTTTCTAGTAGTACTACATTGGCATTTTTAATCATTTCAATACCATTTCGCAATAATGTTCCTTTATGCTTTAGGTACGGATAGCGGCTTGTTGAACTGGGAAGATGTGCGCACTCAATCAAAGCCAGATTCTTTGCCGTTTTAGGCAACCTGATCGTATAACTCCTATTACTTATAATTTTACTAATATCGGTTAGCAGGTTACTCTTATAGCTCAAAGTTATATCCGTCTTGTTAAGATCGGCTTTTGTGTTATTGATATATAATTCGTCTCTTGTCATAGCATATTTTTTATTTATACCGGGTAGACCATCCGAAGCAGACCTACCCGGTATCGGTTATACAATCT